GCTGAAGGGGACAAACTTAGTAACCACCAATGCATGCAGCTCACCACACTGCTCTAAAGGCCCGTGTGAATCGGGTATAGGATTGTCGATATAGTCAGCGTTCCAATCAACCAAACGCTGTATGTAGGACTTTTCCAGGGCAGGACAAACCCACCCATGAGCCAAAAGTATGGTGCGCATTTTCAAGCACCAACTGGTATATTTTTCCTCACCATGGAGAAACATTTCGTGAGTTGCACTAGCGACGGTAGACACAACCACATTGGGGATTTCCGGACGTTTACATTTAATATACATCAATGATTTAAGAATACTATCATATTCCAACTGCCCAAGGAAACACCCATATGGTTTGTAATCAGCACCAGGCACGAGAACAGACTTCCTTTTAAGGAAATCACACTCCATAATAGGCAAATAATCACGAACATCGTCGGTTTTATTGGGCATTGTCAACACCATGTCACACGAAGCCATATAATTGGATAAATTAGTGATAGTGTACCAAGGTATTTTCCCAATATCAGGGGCATCAACGAAATCATCACCGTATGATCCACCTTTAACTACGGAAGAAAACCGCATCCGAGGTGGAGAAAGACAATGATCCAAATGCATCGTGTAAAACCCAGCACGTCGCCAAATATTGTTAGCAATGCAATTAATGTGTGCTGTCCCAGGCAAACCAGAAGGCATCCAACCTAAGAATTGGACAATTGTACCATTAAAATTCACGAACAGGTACAAAACACTATCCCTAATGCCTTCCATGATGCATAGCTGATCATGAGTGTAATTACCAGAATGTCGAGCTAAAAGTATCATCACATTCCAAGTCGCCATAAGGAGATCAAAAGGAACACGTTTGTCCCATGCCTTATAATCACCAGCCACAACCAAAGCATTAGTATTTGGAAAAGGATCCGTTGGGGTCGTGAAATGTGACAAAAATTCATGCCAATCATCCCACTCGGGTGAATAACAATTAACCCCAACCATGCACCCCGTATCGAGGGGCAATGTCGACATCATACGGAAAATCCCCAAGAAGTATTTCCGGACCAATAATGTCAAAGCAATTGGACATGCTGTAACAACGCGTGCCTTCTTCTCCTCACCTTTATCATTCCTGGTCTTAACAACTTCGTCTTTCAAAAACACTGAAGCTACGAAACCATGAAGGTTGCCATTAAGGAAAGTGGCCTCTGCAGCATGTGCTTCACTCCAAATCATAGGATCACGGAAATCATACTCAGAACCATCAGGTGAAATTTGCTCAACATAATTACGTTTAATTCCAGTCAGTGGAAAACCCATTGAAGTATTTAAGTCAATACGGTCTATAAAACGCTTACCTGGGATGCCATTGATCGTCTCAAGATCCGTGAGAACGCGGACCAAAGGTCTGTCTGATTTCCTAAAGGCATCCTTAAGATCACACAAATAATCGCGAGTAGCCCATTCAAGAGAATCAAGATCATGTAACTGGCAAGGGCGGCAACCATCCATCAATGCAACTTGCCACGGTAACCATTTTTGAGGCTTGCCATTCGGACCAATAGGCCTGAAATTAACAGGGGACCACTTATTAACAATCGAAAAAGCACCGACGACCTCATCAGCAATGGGGGATTTCTTAAACTCAGTTGTGGGAGAACAACCACCCTTACAATGACCATACAATATAAATTCAGGAGCATCAACATGATTAGCTATCCAATTAAAAGGAGTTTCTTGCGGTTCACTGGTAAATCCTATATCTTTCCCACATACTACAGTGGGAATTATTGGCATAGCATGGCAAGTGTTCAAAGAGACTCTCTCGCCAATCAATTGGTTCATAGCCTTCTTATGGGTGGACAATGTGTATTGGATAGCCCGACCGAGGGTGATCTTCTCTCCACCCATAAGGTGGAAACCAAGAATACGTGGATCAGAAGAATTAGATATAAGTGTGGTTATACACTCACCATCATTCCAATTACGACAATGCATAGTGTCATAACAACTATATGCAATGTTCCAATCAGATCTAGCATACTGGTTGGGCGTCGCAACGCCAGAACCATTCTGTATGACACCAGTCTGATCACGATAAACACTAATGTACTGACCAGAATAAAGGTCATCACGTAAATATTTCCTCAGGCATGGTAATGGTCCTGTGGGTAAGTGCACTAAAACCAAATCTGAATGTGGTATACGGTATGAATTGGTAGAGTTAATCTTCTTATCACGCATCACACTCCCAGTAACATCCTGACCATTTTTATCCAATGTAGGAGCACGAATTAAAGAAATTGTAATTTCAGAAAGGGGAGTAGCCGTAAGGTCAAGGCCAGGGTGAAAAACATGATAGGGCATCAAGAGATATCCGGTCTCAATAAAAATTGCATTACACCCACTATTAGTCTCCTTAACATCCAAAAACCATTGATTTTTACTAACAATGTTTGCAACATGATCTGGAACTGCCCCAGCTTTGCGTGTGCTTGGGGTGGTAGATGAGACCCAAACATTTTTCCTAGTATCGCGATCCTTAATGTGGGAACCATCAGCAGATGCAATTAGAGATGCCTGGTTCTCGTAAGTTTGCATATCCGCAGCATAAATATCATAAACATTTTTAAGGATGGTGCCCAAAGCAACCATACCAGCTGACACTGCAACAAACACTGCAAACTTAACAACATGTGGAGGCCATTTCTTCTTCCCCTGAACAATCAATTCATCTCGTTGATCATTGATAACAGCGATGGCACGTGACTGGCGCGAAAATAGTTCATTGTTAAATTGTATTCTAGCGTGGTAATGAGCACCAGCTTGAATACCTAGGGACACTATTGAAGTGACTCCGAGAATTCCGAAATTCTGCCGACGAGTGTTGGTGGCACGCAATGATGATACACCAAGGCCAATAACGACCAAGTTTGGCAATGAACCAAGCAAGACTCCATAGTTGGAAATGTTTTTCCGCTCGAGGAACGAATACATCCGGGAGAAATAATTGGATGCAACCCACTCAGCAGGCATGAGATCATATGCCCAGCCAAAAGTGGGCTTGGTGATCTCTCGGTAACCAAGGACCCAGTCAGCATAAGAATCACAATGGGCAGCAATGCGCTCAAATCGCGTGGGAAAGAAAACATATGAAAGATCACTTAAAAGACGTGTGCAAGCGGTTTTAGCTATGGTGTAAATCCCTGAAGCAATACCAACTGTCATAGCAGAAGCAAAACTGGATGGTGAATCAACTGTGGAACAAATGGTCGAAAGTTTGGCCATCGCAGTGACTGAAGTGCCAATAACACCATGGAGGGTGTCGACAGGATCAGCATGTGGATCATACAACGCATCCCATTGTTCCTGGGACAAATTGCTTGTACGCAGTGTCTGCATGTCCTCCTCACTGGGTGGAAAATATGTTCCAAATGGAAGATTGGGATCATCTGAGCGCATAGAAGGCACATCAATGTCACTAAGCAACAATGCCAGCTCAGCGTCGTCAGTATCAGGAGGAGTCACGACCCCACAGTAACAAAAGCCTGAAGGTGAAGAACAAGAGGGACATTTAGGTAAAGGTTTATCAGTAGCACGTATATACTCTAATAAGCGCTCCTGGCGCTCTCTGTGACGCTTGTAACACTGAATCAAATAAATAACAGCATCATAAATGGAAACACCAGCTAAAGTTATGGGCTCAGTACGACCAGCTGGAATGTAGGTGACCACCCGCCAACCAAAGCCATCAGGACGGCCTTTAACAGTCGAAGGGACAATATATGGTTCCTCAACCGTGAGCAAAAATAAATCCCGGATGGTACCAATGGGTTGCGTAGCGTAGTAAGCATCAGCCTTGGCTTCATCAAGTCGACCATCTGGAAGCGCCCATTGTGGCTTGACAGAAACATGAACATAATAGCGCCAACGACGTATGATTGATGCGGGATCATTAGATTTCTTAACAGCATTGAGATGCTTCACATTGGTGGTGCCCATCATAAGATCGGGGAGTATCATAACTGCACCCTTATCCTGGGCCTCGGGCATATTGGCATATGCAGGAGCATTATTGGCAAAACGCAAAGTAAGCTCAGAATCATTCTGAGTACCAGGGGCTTCTAATCGAGAGTTATCAATATCATCTAATTGGACGATTGAAATATCCGAACGCATGTTCTCCTGCCATTTTGAAGATGGAAGGACAGAACATGTGTACTCAGTTCCAAATGGCAAATCAAGGGCTTGATTGAGGACATTACCCATTACTTTAGACAAGGGAGTTTTACCAACTCCACTGGGACCATGTAGAAGGACTGTTAATGGCCCTATGCGATCACGCGAGGCTCTTTTAAAAAGATCGTATTCATTGCTGACAGTAATCAAATCTGCTTTCAACCGTGCAAGAACACCCGGTGTGAAGGCACCAGAAGGTGTGATCGTCTGAGCGACAAACTTTGTACGACGCAACAACTCAACAAAATGACCAACGGTTTTCCCATCAGTAACTGTAGGATAATTGCCATGCTTCACATGTATAATGTGATTTTTGAGATAAGCAACATCATACTGAAACTGGGAAATCTCATCTTGGGCATTCCATATGCTGGTGGTGCCAGAGGTAAAGTACTCATACCCATGATCAAAGAAAAAACCCAAAGTTGTCAAAACTGTATCAATCATATTTGAATCCTTCTTAATTTCCTTCTGGACATCCTCATTAAACAGCTTGAAGCCTTTCAGAGTAAAATAATCCTTATTAAGGAAATTGACAGCAACACCCAGACCAACAAGCGTGGATAAATGGCGCACCAAGGGATGAGCACGAGCGAATCGATAACCATCACGAACTGTAGATGTGAAGCCCTGAACATGTAATGGATCAGGCTCTTCCAAAGTCTTGACATAATCATAGGCAATGGCATAAATGGACGAATTTGGATCACCAATGCAAGCTTTCAAATACAAACCGATTGCAGCAATATGGCCCTGAACAGATAAGCCCTCATACAACAATATACCCAAACCTATGGAGTTTTCAATGAAATTGAACAACCACCTATAATTGGGCATCGTCTTACAAGAATCTCGAAGGTTATCCATCAATTTTTCCAGTGGATCCTTAAGATCTTTATCAGTAGTAGGTTTGTGTGGAACAGAATGAAACCCAACTGGCAAGTCATCGACATCACTATAAGGATGGAAATTCCCAACAACAACCTCTTTAACAAGTGCATGAAGATTGTTGAGCGAAGGTATAATACGCTGGGGGGCAGGACGCGAAATAAGTGCCTGATAATTCAAGCGCCTACGGTATAATTTAGCACGTGGGTGGTTAGAGGCCTTAATGGCAACAACCACAAGCTCACAAACAACGGAGCGATGTACAGAATGGCGCGCAGCATAGGTGCGTGTTCGCTCACTAAGGAAATTCTCTAGTTCAGAAAGAGTGGACCCCTCAGTGTGAAGGGAAAAGCAATTAAGGACATCGGAACCAATCATGATAGTCAATCGAGACATCATGCGTTGGCTACGCTCACGCCAAATACTACGTATAACCCTATTAATCTCAGAATTAGTGATGTAATATGAGATCAACATGTGGCGCAAAGAGGGACAAAAGTCCGCAACTGCTCGGTTAGAGCTAGGAGAAGGATTATCCACCACAAATTCAGCAATCACAGTTTCAAGGGCTTTAACTTGATTATCAATAGTTATATATATCGTGGATAGGTCTTGATCACTATCGGACCACCCATATAACCTGTAACGATTGTGTGGCGGATTGAAGGATTTTTCCTTCCTCTTGTGCTTCTTGTATGGTGAATTACGACCATGTAAATTAACCAATGGCAATGATACATGCTCAACACTAAAACAGAACAAAACACCATCAGGAAGGGGGGTGCACCAATGAGTGACTAAATTCGAATCTGTGTGACCAACAGCACTCAAGATATTTTCGAACAATTCATCACGATCCCAAATTGAAACTAATACAAAATCTGGTAAATCATGAGGAGTGCGAAGTAACCGAGTGATCCTCGATCGTCGACCCTTAATAATCAATGCCAAACCATTAGTGTGGACCTGAATCCTGTAATGGGGAATCACATTATGGGTAAAATCGTGGTATGGATGTGGCCAACGTGGGCTCTCCAGCATAGGTGTCTGAAAAGAGCTGTAATGACCATAACGCACAGATGGGGTGAGGGGATAAATAGTGTAAACCTCCAGGTTATCAATAAGTATATTGCGATCGATGTCCATCACCCAAGAGGGTTCAGGTTCTGGAGTCGTTGAAGGTGTTGACAAGCGATCAGCTTGAACACGATCAACAAGGGAATTGGTGACAGAATCAATTGACGACCCACAACTTAAGTGGGTGGTCAAATTAGAACAACTATCTGTCTTAGTTGGGTTGACAAGACCAATGGTGAACTTAGATTGAACACTAGCGCTACCATTAACGCCATTAGAATTAGTCATATTAGTATCAAGAAGTTGTTGGCCTGGGGAATTACCAACATCGTCTGAAGCACTCACATTTCCGATCTCGGACTGTATTGAATTCATTTCTCTCCGCGCTTCAAACTCCAAGTTCTTGAAAACTAGATCCATGCAGAAAGACTGCAAAGTGAGAAACCAACTGATCCTGCGTTTTGTAATTAAGTGACAAGTACTCCTATAAGCCATTACAGCCAATAGTCCGATGTAACCAACGGGTCCTCGAGTTCCCAAACTTAAAAACAAACGCACCAGGTTCTTGAAATGTTATATATAATGATAATACTCATACACATAGGTACATCACCAATAAACACATAAGAAATAACATAACAAACAGAAATTACCTATCACTATGATAGTTGTTGTAACCAAATAGCTCACTATTGACTATTGCTAAAAGGGAAGGCTGTTATATTAAAGCTGATATGAAGACTGGAGACTTCACTATGGTTTTCCACGCCAGCACCTAAACGAGATGACGGTGCATATGCATGAAATATTTACTGCAGCCCATAGGCTGTGTGGACCCTGGACGCAGCACGACTTTTTCTGCGGCTTTTCGCCAACAGACCGCACTCCGAGAAACGGGGCCGTACTACTACTACATAAACATTATATATAAAATAAACAAGGGTATTACGGCAATCACAGTGAAGTGTTTAGGCAATACACTAGAATCAAGTAAATGAAATCTGTATCATTACCATTTAAATACCACCAATCACTCCTAGAGTGATAAAAACAAAAAGTATCACATAACTATGATACCACCAAAAGAGATGTCACATAACTATGACATTTCGATCCTCCGGCACAAAATGCACCGAATGCACAGGGTTAACAAAGATCAATTGTCGTCCTGTCGCTTTGACTCTTTAATTTTCATCATTCGTAATGATGCGAAGAACAGTGTTGCTTGGGTGACAAAACCAAACTTATCCGGATTAAAAAGCATAATTGCAGACATACAACGTATTGCATGAGAGCAAGTACATCACGAGGAGCGGGATCACGCTCCAAGACTACCAAGGGAAAAGCTCCCTG